CCCCGGTGGCAACCTCCTCGACACTCAATCCGACAGCTACTCTTGGACTGTCGGTTGTCGTGTCGGGGGAGTTGTTTCGGTCGAAAACCCTAACGTCGCTATTGCCAATCAGATGGGGTTTGTGAATCCCCTATCTGTCGCCTGGGAAGCCGTGCCATTTTCCTTTGTTGCTGATTGGTTCTCAAATGTCGGTCAATGCCTCTCGGCTATGACGGACATGTGGGGTTACCAGTTGCATCACGGGTGCACGTCCACTAAGGCGGTCGTGATGTATGTCCATCAATATACGCGTGAACAGGTGATCTTTAACCCTCAACTTGTAAAAGAAGAAGGTTATGGGATTAAATTTGTCCACATTTATAGAGTTGGTCATCTCATCACACCGGTCTTTCGATTTACCCCATTTAAGGGTTTCTCGTTAGCCCGGGGGGCTACAGCAATATCGCTGTTGGTCCAACAGATGCATGGACTTTAGTTCTCTCTGCATCATCAAGGAGATCGGTATATGCCGACCGCAGTTGACCTCACGGTCAAGAAGAATGACGGTACCACGGACATCGTGTACAACGTCGTCGCCGCATCCGGTGGTGACATAAGGCGCCGGCGGTTTTCCGCTGCAATGCTGCCACGGGGACGCTGGGCCAAAAGCCCGTCTTCTCCGTCTCAGCTCGCAGCAATGCCGCAGGCACCGTTCGTCGTGTCGATATCTCGGGTTCTTACCCGAGCGTCTACACGAACACCGGCACCGGCCAGACGGAGGTCCGCTCTGTCATGTCGTTCCAGGCCAGCTTCGCTGTGCCGCAGAACGTCGCGACGGCGGACATGAACGAGTTCTCGGCGCAGATGTGCAATCTGCTCGCGAACGCGACCATCAAGAGCGCGATCTCGACCGGCTTCGCGCCGACCTGATCTCGTCCCTTCCTCCCTCTGGAGATTACCTTGATTTCACATTTTGTGAAGAAGGTTGCCCTCGAACTTTTCGAGGGCATCGCCACACCTCAT